CAGTAATCCCTTTGGTTTGTAAAAACGCAAGGGTTTGTGATTCATAATCATTACATCCTTTACAAATAAACCTTCTCTCTTTAGGTTTTTCGGGAGCAACCTCTTTGGTCGCTGTCTCTTTAGTTTCTGTGGGTCCTTCTGGAACAATCGCAAATGGTGGTTGTAAAGCAGAAGAAGTTGCAAAACTAGGTGTTGGCAGTGTTGCCGCTGATGTTGCAACCGCACTTAAAATAGATACGGTTACACTTGTTAGGTTTTTAAACATTTAGTTAAATAGAATTCGGCATCCGTATGGAAGGGGGGTATACCGCCCCTCTCGGGGGGCACCTTCCACGGCTCTGTGGGTCACAATCAAAATCTCATTATGACAAAACCCACTTTTTGAGTGGGTTCCTTTTCATTATATAAGAGTATTTAGGTTTTGTCAAGAGGGGGTGGTGAAAAGTTACTTATGAAATATTCTGCATCAATAACAACCAGGGGTTTCTTATGATTTTTTTTCATTACAACAATTGGTTCATAACCGTTGCAATTACTTTTTGCTTGTTCGTATGCTTCCCATACGTTTATCTTTTCGGTATTTTTACATTCAGTTGAGAATGGAAACTTTTCTCTAGCAGCACGAGACATAATAAGGTCTTCGCCACCAGCCCCCATACTACGTGATTCAATATCTTCTGGGTGAATATTTAAAGATTCTATTAGTTTATCTCTCACCCATTGTTGAAGAACTCTTCCTTTCGCTTTAGCTGATTGCGGTTTCATAATAAAAAACCTCCACTTGGAGGTATTTATTTATTCAGTTGTATCAGGGACCTGGTAATACTTTCTTTTCATTGCCATCAGAAACCATGATTCCGATAGAGATCTAGGTCCTTCCTGTAGGATTCTCTGATTATGTTCCGGTAGTTTTTCATATGCAAGCGCAAGTTTCTTCCACTTTTCCATTAGAGTTTAAATCCTGAGAAAGTATTTGCTTTAACATCCTGTTTAATGCCCCCAACAACATAACTCTCTACCTCTGTTTCTTGTGGGGCAACTTGTAGACCTTTAGATGAAACCCAATGTTCAGTCCAAGGAAGTGGGTTGTTTTTAGCAGGAATATCATAAATTGGTTTTAATCCAATTGCTTTCATGCGTCGGTTTGCAATCCATTCAACGTATTGACATAACAATTTATCATTCAATCCAATCATAGAACCTTCTTTAAACAAATACTCTGCCCAGTAACGTTCTTCATCAACTGCACGTTTAAACATAGCATAAACATTTTGCTCTTCTTCTTGAGCAATCTGTTTCATTTCTGGGTCGTCTCCCTCTTTCCATTTGTTAATGATGTTTTGAGTAATGACAAGATGTTGATTTTCATCTCTTGCGATGAGAGAGATAATTTTAGCGGATCCTTCCATAAGTTTGAGTTCACCAAACGCAAACGAGCAAGCGAATGAGACGTAGAATCTGATGCCTTCAAGAATGTTGACGTTAGAAACTGCACGATAAAGTTTTCTTTTAAGTTCATATCTTTCTGATTTGGCATGATCGACATGTTCGTTTGCAAACTCCCAGGCAGGTGATGTTCCATACATTTGAGCAGAATTTATAAAAGAATCGTATGATTCAGTAACGCTTGAAGCACGTTCTAAGATACGTTCATCAGTTAAAATAGTATCAAAAATTTCAGATGGATTTGAATAAATGTTTTTTATAATGTATGTATATGATCGACTATGAATCATCTCCATAAACCCCCATGCTTGCATACATGCTTCCAATTCTGGGAGTGAGCAATAAGGAATGAATGCCATGCCAGGACCACGGCCTTGAACAGAATCCAACATGATCTGATACTTCAAATTAGAAGTAAAAATATGTTTTTGTTCTGGACGAAGTTGTGCATAATCTGCACGATCTTTTTGAAGAGAAATTTCTTCAGGTCTCCAAAAATATCCCAACTGAGTTTGAGTAAGTTTATCAAAAACGGGGTATTTGTACTCATCATACCTCTGAACACCCAATGGTTTCCCAAAAAACATTGGTTGAGTTTTAGAATTATGGACATCAGTATTGAATACTGTCATTCCTTTCATATTGGGAATGCTGGTCGAAAAAACTTTATCCAATTTAAATTCTACATGATTCACAGTCTTCTTCTCCTACTAGATCGGTGAGTAATTTATCTAGAGCAATAACTCTTTGTATGTTATCCTCTATGTCGTCGGTTTTGATGTCATATGTGTTTTGATAATAACTTGTTTTCCATCCATACTTATATGTATTTAAAAGATCTTGTGCCATCACTGACACAGGAACTTCATTATCCGGATAGTTTTCTGGATTATAACTCCAGTTTCCACTAATCGCTTGATCGAAAAACTTTTGAATCACAGCAATAATATTAATATACCCAATGTTATCAGGCATATCCCACAGAAGAGTGTAGTTGTGTTTAAACGTATTATACTGTGGAACAATTTGCTTAAGTGGACCTTTCTTCGATTTCTTAATGGACAAGTATCCACGAGGAGGTTCGATTCCATTGGTAGCGTTTGACACAACGGAACTGCTCTCCGAAGGCATCTGTGCGGACAGTGTTGAGTTCCTAAGACCGTGTTCAAGAATAGATGCCCTAAGAGATTCCCAATCATAGTGAAGGTGATGTGGTACGAGTTCGTCTACGTCCTTTTTATATGTGTCGATTGGAAGAATACCATCAGCATATTTGGTATTTGCGAATAGCGAACACGCGCCTTTTTCTTTAGCAAGTTGATTGGAGGATTTCAAAAGATAATACTGGAATGCTTCTGTTAAACTATGTACAAGATCTAGTGCAGCATTATCAGAGTACTTAATTTGATGCTTTGCAAAAAAGTGAGCAAGACCAATATAACCCACACCAAGAGAACGACGTGCCTTGGTGGAGATCTCGGCTGCCTTTACGGGGTAATTTTGATAGTCAATCAACTCATCCAAAGCACGAACAGATAAATCACAAAGTTCTTCCAGATCATCAAGATGTTTGATCTTACCTACATTTACCGCAGAAAGAATACACAAAGCAATCTCAGCATTTTCATCGTCGATATGAGTAAGTGGTTTAGTCGGAAGTGTGATTTCTTGACAAAGATTACTCATCTCAACTTTATCCTTAAAGGATGAGTGAGAGTTGCAGTGGTCGATATTCATGATATAGATACGACCTGTCTCAGCACGTTCTTTGAGGAGACTAAGAATGAGTTCCTGTGCCTTAACAGTTTTCGACGGAATGGACGAATTGTTTTCATATTGAACATATAAATCATCAAATTGGTCTGTCCCAAAAGCAGCATATAGTCCAGGTACATCATGCGGAGAGAACAATGTGATTTGACTATCTTGAATAAACCTTTCATAGAAAATTTTACTAAGTTGAATTGAATAATCAAGTTTACGAACTCTATTATCCTCAGTGCCTTTGTTATTCTTAAGAACTAAAATATCTTCTATTTCTTGATGCCAGATTGGAAAGTGGACAGTAGCACTTCCACCACGAATCCCGTTCTGTGTACAGCATCTAACAGTTGATTCAAACTTTTTGAGGAATGGGATAACACCTGTATGTTGAACTTCTCCACCTCTGATTTTACTGTTGATGCCCCTGATGCGACCTGCGTTGATACCAATGCCTGCACGTTGAGAGACATATTTGCCAATAGCCATATCACTGCTAAAGATGCTATCGAGGGTGTCATCAATATCAACCAGAACACAACTTGCAAATTGGCGAAGTCGAGTTCTGACTCCCGCCATAATTGGCGTGGGGATGTTGATTTTGTGTTTGCTGATTGCATCGTAGTATCTCTTAACGTATGAAAGTCGTGTTTCTTTAGGATACTCTTGAAAAATAGTCATCGCAATGAGCATATAAGCAAACTGGGGAGTTTCATAAATTCTCCCAGTGCTTCTATCCTGAACTAAGTATTTATCAACTACCTGTCTAAGTCCAGCATAGGTGAAGATAAAGTCCCTATCATGATCAATATAATTATTCAATTCATTATATTCTGCATGATTATATTTTTTAATAAGATCTGAATCATATATCCCATTATCAATACCGCTCATTGTATGGCGAGACAAAGTAGGAAACTCTTTAATTCTACCAAAAACTTGTTTGCGAATAGTAAAAAGTAAAAGTCTTGCTGCAGCATATTGGTAGTTTGGGTTATCTAAGGAGATAAGATCCGATGCAGAACGAATTAGAATTTCCTGAATTTCTGAGGTATAAATTCCATCATAGAATTGAATACCCGATTGCATTTCAATTTGAGACGCCGACACCCCAGTGAGACCCTCACACGCCTCAGCAACCATTATATGCATCTTCTCCAAATCTAAAGATTGAATATTACCATCACGCTTTGTGACTTTAATTCCATTACTCATACTTTTTTCCATTCGGTAAATTTTAACTGTGCCTTAATTCCTTGATACGTATTATTTCGGATAATATCTTGAACATCATATCCAGATAATATCATATCATTGATATCTTTCTCCTTTATACTAGTTGGCCAAATAACGATTCTTTCTCCTCTGGAGATGGCACTAGCATATCGGGAGACAATTTGAGCATTACGTGGTTCGTTATCATAGACCCAAATAGGATTGTCAATCCCCCAGTTACTAAGATAAACGTCAGATCCACACATAGCAATCGAGTTGCATAAGAAGAGTGAGTCAAATGGTCCTTCAGTGACATAGATTTCTTTTTCATGATTTATATTATCAAGTCCAAATATTTTAGGATATTCTGTATCCAAGATTGTTGTGATGTAACGAAGATTTGTGTTTGGATCAAGAGACCTGCCTTGATACCCAAATACTTTTCCTTCACTTGTTTTGAGGGGTAAAACAATTCTAGACTCTTTATAGGTATTATTTGATTTTGACCAGCGATTAAAATCTTCAGAGTAATAGAACTTTGAGTAATATTGTTCTGGTATTTTTCTGTTTGAAAGATATTGTCTTGCTGGGTGTGATGTATTTAGATCTGAAATCTTTGGAAGATCTTTAAAGATAGAATAAGAAAATTCTGGTTTTTTTCTAACTGGTTTTGGATTTGGAACCACTGTTCCTTTTCCAGTCAATCCCCCCTTATATCTTTCCATGACATATTCATTATAAAGAGGTTCATCAATTCTCTTTAAGAAATATGCAAAAGTAGATGAGGCACCACAGTTGTGACACTTATAATTTAGATCAGATTTTTTTTGATATAGATAACCCCTTGCTTTAGATTTTTGTTTTTTAGAGTCTCCACAAAGTGGACATCTGAAATTGTAAAGACCTGGTTTTATTGTTTTGAATTTTTCCAATCTTGAGGAAATCATTCCCACAAATTTATCGTCAATAAAACTCATGATTTTGTTTTAGGTATCTCATTCTACCCCAACCAGTCTAGTTTGTCAACCTCTCCACAGAAGGTTGTGGCATCAAATTTTTCATTACGGATTGACCTGGACCACTGACGATGAAAGAGATTATAGCAATTCCACCAAATAAGGACCAAATTTTTTTCTCGATTGCGTTAAGTCTAGCATCTATCTTCATAATATCTCTTTCACATCCTTTTTTTATTTCGTCCGACTTGCGTGTTACTTCACGATGAAGACTATCTATTTTTTCAAAAAGAACTCCGTCTACTTGATCTTGCTTTTCCAACTTCTCATTGTGAACTGCAAGTAGTTGACCCATCTTAATCGAGTTTTCTTGCAGTATTTCTACTACCTTTTCGATACGTTCTATGAGTAGTGTGTTAACGTCGCTAGTTGGGACCATTTCTCTTTGCCTCTCTTCTAGCAATTGGTTGTTTTTTTATAGATTGACCCAAACGAGTTCTAAAATCTATTGGTTTATCATATCCAGCAACAGGTCCACTTGCATTTGCAGCAGAAGTAAATCCGCCAGTTCCCGATGACATGGTTGGTGCATCTTCACGAATGTTCTTAATAATATTTATTATTTTTTCTAAGTTCATAGTTTTTGAAGTTGCGATAGACAATCGATATCTGGATGAATATCATTTATTACTGATTTTGGATACTCAGGAACTCTACCCAAAAACATCATAAAACTTTTCAATACTTCCCAAAGATCCCTGTCTATCTTATAAAACAATAGTGGAGTTGCAGCATCATCAAATACATTATATAAAATAATAAAATGATTAAGCAATAAATGAGATTTAAGATCTCCACTATTTTTATATTTTTTTAAAAGTCTTTTGACGTACTTAAATCTCTTCATATCCTCAAGAAAATCCTCTTGCGTTACTGCTTGAGGATTCTCATAATGTTTTATTGCAAACATCATATAGTTTTGATCATTTAACTCATCAAATCTCATACCATGTTATCAATCGTTTAATTATTTATCAGGTGTCAGGATACTTAGCATCATCGTCAGCATCAGTAGTAATGCTACTACCAGCAACTAATGTCTCGGTTTTAACTCTAAGAGTTCCGTGTTGATCAATATAAGTTGTAACACCAACCCAACCAGCATGAGGAGCAGCAAACTTTCTAGCGTTTCCAGATCCGGCATTAGCAACACTCTGCTCAGTTGTATCTACGCCAAAGACTCCAGTAAATACTGGACTTGTGGAGAACCCAGTAGACTTAGCCTCGGGTGCTCTATAAGTAGAATCTTCAAGAGTGTAAAGTGGTTCCTGTGAAATATTATAGGCAGTGCCAGCAGGAACAGTTGTAAGTCCAGCAATAAAATTATCAGTATTAGCAATCGAAACAGTTGTGGAAGTAAATCCAGTTACAACGGCATAACCATAAGTTGCCCCAGCACCAACAGTGATGACATTACCAGTGGCAATTCCGGCAGTGGTGAATGTAACAACGCCAACGCCACCGACTACGGTTTTTGTTCCTAAATTGACAGCAATTGTGCCTGTCGAATAGACCGAATCTTTATTTCCCCAAAGAGACATCTGGTTTTACCTGCTTACAATAGTTCTTATGAAAGTATTTATAAAAAAAATACAGTTGAATAATTAAACTTTTACAACCTTACCTACATTCTTAGGTTCACCAAGTGCTGGTAATCCAAATGGAATTGGGATTGGTGGAATTGAGATTGGTGGTTTTGGTCCCGGTACTGGTCCTGGCCCTCGTCCTCCAGTGCGAGTTGGTGGTGGTGGTATTGGTGTTCTTGTTTTTGATCCTGTTTGTGTTTGTGTTTGTGTTTGTGGTGCTGTTAATGTTCCCGTTTTTTCTTCAGGTTTTGGTGGTTTTGGTGGTGTTAATGTTCCCGTTTTTACTTCAGGTTTTACGCTTGTTATTGCGCCAGTTTTAGGGTCAATTTCAACTTGTGCAAGATTTTGAATTTTCCTACCCGTGCTTAGTGTTGCTGAGCGATTAGGATTGCCGTCTTTAATACTTGTCGATTGCAGGCGTTCAAGTTCTGCCCTTTCCAGAGGAGTTAAGGGTGCTGATGTTGGTTTTGGTTTTACTGGAACCATTGCACCTGCTGGTTCTCTACCCAACCTTAAATTCGGAATAGCATCATCAATTTTATCCATAAATTGAGTAACAACTCTAGGTGAAGGTTTAGGTATTCTAATTCTTTCATCAAGAACTTCAACACCTAAAACTTCAGCGCCAAGTTCTTCCGCTAAACGATTTGCTAACTCTCGGTCTGACTCTTCCCAGGTGTTAATATCGTTATGTTCGGAGAGTTCGGATTCACTTTCCCATTCCCCTTCATTTTTTTTTTCTTCCGTTGAGGATCTCATTTCTTTAGGGGTTAGTCCAAGTTGATTTTCATCAATCTGTATTTCGTATCTCCAATCAGAAAGAGATTCTGATCTTACTTTTTTCTTTTTGATTGCTTTACCAATTGCTTTGCGACGATTATGAAGATACTTATCTGTTTTATCAACATCATCATCATTATCGATATCAGCATTTTCTTGACCTACTGGGTCAAGTGCTTCCTTCACACCACCAGGTTTGTTGTTGATTTGAGTTGGTGCTTTTTCCGATGATCCAACTTCAACAACAGTTTTATATCTCTTTCTCAAGTCCGAAATCTTTTCCCTAGGAACTTTTTTCTCAAATACTCTACCATCTTCTGTGGTAATTCTCACAAGAACCCTTTCGCTTTCCTCAGCAATCTGTTCACCTTCTGGTTCATAAGAATTTCTCAGTTTTTCTCTCATTGCATCAAATTGATTTGCATAAGATCCAGAACCACCAAGAGTGGGGCGTTGTCCTGAGTTAACTGCTGCATTTGTTTGTTGTCTTCTTCTCTGATCTCCTGCTGCTCTGGTTGCATCAGATGCTAGTGGATTTTTAATTTTCAATCTTGCAGGTCCAAGATAACCATCGCCAGGTTCTTCCTGAAGTTGATTTCCTTCTAGATCATAAGATTCACCAGATGCTCGTTTCATAGCATCCTCTTTATTCTTTCTCATTTGTTTTGCAACATTATATGCTTTTTTTGCAAGATAAGCTCCACCAACACCAATACCCAGTGCGGCACCAACTGCTAATGGATTTTCAGATAGTTGCTCTTTTCCCTCTGGTTCATATCCAGCGGATAATGCAACCTGACGAATTTGTGCTTTCTGTTCACCAGGAAGATTGGAGTTTGCAATATACTTATCTAAATACTGTTTGATTTCAAGATCGGTTTTACCCTGCGCTCTCATTTTAGCAACTCTCGATTTTAAATCATATCGAGTTTGTGTTGCGGTAGTTTTGACATCACCACGAAGTTTTCTTCTCTCTTGAAGATCACTCTCATCTAAAATTTCCGATCTCAAATTTTTATATACTTCCGCCCAGGGATTAGACATAGTAACTAAATAAAAAATCTTTTACTAGACTTATTTATAAGACGACTTAATTTTAATCTTACCACTAAAAGGTTTTATTAGTTGTCCTGGGGTGTATTCTTGTGCATGTTTTCTATATTCACAGGTTCCAACTTCATATACTTCTTTCACATCTGTAATCCATGCCTTAAACATATTTCCATCTTCAGTCACACAAATTAAATGATTAGATCCTCTTCTAGTAACTCTTCCTATTTCTCCAGTATTAATTTTCTCAACTAAAGTCCCCTCATTTAAAATATTACCCGCAACATATTCTTCTCTTATTTGATCTGGAGTTAAATCAAATAAAACTGGTTGAGATAATTTGGTTGACTTTGAAATGAATTCTAAGAAATTTTTCATTTATTATTTAACAACAAATTTATTAATGCTGTTTTTTGTTTGGTAAGTTTACTTTTCAAATCCTTAGATTTGCTTGTTTTAATTTGAGACTCCAAATATTTAATATAAGACAAAAGTTCTTTTGATTTTAAATTCATTGTATAAAAAAGTCCTCATCTTTATTTAGATAAGGACAAATTTGAATAATGTATTATTTATGTCATACATCTCCATCGCTTCTATTTTCCGATTTATGAACTGAAAATGTTCCTTCTGGATAACGAGCACTTAATTTTTTATAATTCATTTCAAGAATTTCTTCAAAGTTAGTATCAAGAGCCATACATGCTTGAGCAATATACCAACAAATATCACCGAGTTCACGTTTCATGTGAAACACATTATCCTCATTATAAGGTTTTCCTTGTAATAGAATTTTTTTTACAATCTCAGTAAACTCACCTGCTTCTGCACTGATGCCAAGAGCAGCAGTTAAGAGACGAGATACATCAGCATCATCGGTTACTTCCAATTCAGTCATGCGTGAAAGAAGTTGTGCAAAATCTTTACTTGCTGGACTTGTAGTTTCTCTAACAAAATCAATATATTTGTTTGTATCAATAACTTGTTCCATTAAAATTTAAATTCCTCGAATGATTTTTTTAAAGGTGATAAATTTTTATTATACTCTATATCTTGTCCGCTGTCAATTATTTCCTTTTGTGCTGATTGATCAACATCATACAGTCTCATTTTTGCGCGATCAATACCAATAACAAACCTCTTAAATATTGTCGGATCATTATAACGGTTCTTAAGTTGTTTAACCATAATTTGTCCAAGGTTATCTAGTTCTTCAGATGATATGAGAGCAAACATAAGATCAGCAGTAGCAGGAAGACCAAATGATTCTGATGTGTCAGTAAGATCAACATCAGAATTTCCATAACCTGAACGAGTAGTTTGAGTAGCACTTACAATTGGAACATTATTTTCAACAGCAAGGCCACGAAGTTCTTCCGCTATTGACTTTACATAGGTGTATGAATTTACTGCGGAACCTTTATACCTAGATGATGCACAAATATTCAAATAGTCTACAAAAATAATATCAGGTTTAAATGATTTCTTCAGGGACAATTCATTTAACAAAGATTTGAAATGCCCAGAGTGGGCAGATGCTGTGGGATACTCCTTAATAATTAATTTACCTTGAGTTTTTTTAGATAGTTTATTGATCTTAGTTTCAAAATCACCATGAGACAAGTTCATAAGAGATTGAATATTTACGTTCAAAAGATTTGCATCAATACGTTCTGCAATCTTTTCCTCAGACATCTCCAGAGTGATATACAAAACATTTTTGTTTTGTAGTAAAACAGAACTGGCAAGATGGCACATAAACAAAGACTTACCCACGCCAGTGCCTGCAAGAGCAACATTGAGAGTCTTATTAGGAAGACCACCTTTTGTGATCTTGTTGAAGAATTCCAAATCAAAAGGAATTTTTTCCTCGTCCTTATGGTAGAACTCGAATCTAGATTCAAAGTCTTTAATATAGTCATGTCCGATATTATGATCAAAAGACACCGACAATGCTTCACTTAAAATATGTGGGATAGCATCACGATTTTGTTTCTCGGATTCATCATCAGCAATCTGAATTGATTCCATTAATGCCAAATAAATGGCACGATCACGACACCACTTCTCAGTAGTATCAAGTAACCATTGATAATCCGAAGAGTTATCAGTAATATTTGCTACAATTTTATTTGAATCTGCTAATTCAGAATCAGAGATGTCTTTACGATTATCAAGTTCAATATGTAAGATTTCTTTGGTAATCATCTTACCATACTTCACTACAAACTCACAAACAATTTCAAAGACAACTCTTTCCTTTTTGTCATTGAAGTATTGCGTTTTTATAAAAGGAAGAACTTTTCTACAGTACTCCTCGTTATAAATTAAATTTGATATGATGGTAGTTTCAATCCTCTCCATCAATTCTCACTTCAGAATTTCCATAACTATACTCGCTTCTTGCAATTAAGTCAAGTTTTTTCATGACTTCTGAAGTAAAATATTTTTCAGTATTTTTCAAAATTTCTTTAGCATAAATTTTCTTACCATTCATTTCATAACGTCCTGCTACATTCTTCCAGAGTCCACCAAGTTCACCAAGTTCCAAAAGACCGTAGTAACGATCAAGTCCGCGTTCATCATAATACAAACGTATTTCAACATCTCGATTTTCCTTACTTAAACGTGACTTCTGTGTTCTTGCTCGAATGATATTCCCAATGACTTCAGTGCCGTCCTTTTCTTTTGATTTAGAAAGGTAGATAATTGTAGATGAAGCATATTGCAATCCAGAACCACCCGACATTTGTTTACCACCATAAAGACTCATGCTATCATAAGTGTGATTTGTCACCAGCATAGGAATATTTGCCTGTCCTAATTTTAGAGTCAGCATACGGAAGGCACCTTTGATAAGTTGTGCCTTTGTCATATCACGAGTATCTTTCTCTGCCAGAGCATCATTAATCTCTTTATTTGTAGAAAGCATACCTAGAGAATCGAGAACAAAAATGCAAGGGTTTCTTTCATCTTCCTTTTTCTTCAGATAAATATCAACTGCTTTAAGTGCTTTAGTGCGAA